ACTGCGCAGATCACCACCGCAGTGCGCGAGATCGACTTCATTTCCCGATTCACCGCAAATATTACCGCCCTGCGCGAGATCATGGGCATCGCGGCCCCTGTGCGCAAGCAGCCCGGCACTAAACTGGTATCCAGCAAGGCCACTGTTACTCTGCAGTCCGGCGCAGTGGCCGAGGGCGACGAGGTACCGCTCTCCCAGGTCAAGATCGACCCCGTCGTCTATGACGATATCGTGCTCGGCAAGTACCGCAAGGCCGTGACTGCTGAGGCTGTGGCCAAGCATGGCGCGACCGTCGCCGTGCAGAAAACCGACGACGCATTCATTCACGAGCTGCAGGGTGCGATTACCGATGATTTCTACGCATTCATTCAGACTGGTACCCTCACCGGCGAGGAGGCTACCTTCCAGATGGCCGTCGCAATGGCCGTCGCCAAGGTCAAGGACAAGTTCAAAAAGATGCGTCTGGATCACAGCAATATCGTCGTGATGGTCAATACCATCGACGCAGGCCGCTACCTCGGCAGCGCCAACATCACCGTACAGACGACCAACGGCATCGAATACGTCAAGGATTTCGTTGGAGTAGAGACCATGATCATCACCTCCGAGATCCCCGAGGGAACCGTCATTGCCACCCCCGCTGATAACCTGGTCATGTACTACATTGACCCCTCCGACGGCGATTTCCAGCAGCTGGGTCTGGAGTACACCACCAGTTACGATGAGGTGTCCCTGATCGGCGTCCATAAGGAGGGCAATTATGGCCGCGTCATGGGCGAAACCCACGCCCTCATGGGCATCAAGATTTTCGCCGACTATATCGACGCGGTTGCCGTTTACTCCATCGCTACCGACTGACAAGCGCTGAACGCGGCTGAAAGGAGGATGCGACATGAAAATCACCTATGACGATTACCTGGCGCTTTTTCCCAATGGCCTGTCCGGGGAGGAGTTTGATTCGCTCCTCCCGCAGGCCGCTGCCTTTGTGGATGTCATCACTGCAGGCCGGGCCGATTCGGCAAGCGGATACAAGGCCGAACGCGCAAAAATGGCCGTCTGCGCCGCTGTTAACGAGCTGGCAGCCCAGAACGCCGCCCGGGGTGCGGACGGGGCGCGAATTTCAGCCGTGTCCAACGACGGCTACAGCGAAAACTACGGCGGCCTGAACACGGCGGAATCCGAGGAAGCTGCGCTCAGGTCGGCTGTCATCCGCTATCTCAGCGGTACAGGGCTGGTGAGCGCGCTATGACCCATCCGCTGTTTGGCGACGTGGTAACGCTTTATCACAAGAAAGATGACCACTATACCCGCCATGTGCTATCCGGCGTGCAATTTCGCCAGAAGGCCGAACGCGCTGCGTATCAAAGAGGGCAGAGCGGTGTGATGGACATCAAAACCGTCACGACCGTCACCGTTCCGTCAGACGTCCCGGCCGCAGGCACGATCAGTGCCTCCGAGGGGGATGTGCTGGTACTTGGCGTCGGACCGGAGCTGACCGCCTCGTTCACCATTGCTGACTTGAAGAAAGCTTTTTCCAGCTATTGCACCGTCCGCGCCGTGGCGGACAATACCCTGCGGCCAAGACTGAAGCATTGGAAGGTGACGGCAGAGTGAGCAATATCGACGGAAGACTGCGGCTTGAAATTTACAGCGTAAAAGACAGCCTCGAAAAGAGGGGCCTTTTGGAAGATGGAACGGCCCAGCGCTTTGTCGACAGCGAAACGCTTCGGCTGTGCGCCCCCCGGGTCCCCTTTGAGACGGGCGAACTGATCCGCTCCGGCACGCGTGAAACCAAGCTCGGCAGCGGACAGGTGATCTACAATACCCCATACGCCCGGCGATGGTACTACGAGCCGGCCAATTTCCACGGCGCACCCATGCGCGGCAATTACTGGTTTGAAAAAATGAAAAACAACGGCGGGAAGGCCTCGATACTTCGCGGGCTTGCAAAGCTCACGGGAGGTAAATCCAAATGACTATATCTGAATCCATTATCCAATGGCTGCGCGGCTATTCCGGCGGCATCGAGGCCAGCGACCGCATCACCGTGGATCAGCTGGGCGCAAACAGCGACACATATGGCGTATTCAAGGCCCCCGGCGACGTGGTGACCCACTACATCGGCGGGGACCGAAGCGTAACCGCCTATTATCTTTTCGTATGCCGCCAGCCCTCCCAGACCAACGGCATGCGCATATCCAACCAGGCATGGATGGAAGGCCTGGAGGCCTGGATACGTGCGCAGAACATCGCCCGAAATCTGCCTGTGCTGGAGGGGAAGCGCAGCTGCTATGCCATAGCCATCGCCAACAGCTACACCCTTCAGGAACAGGACGATGACGGCTCCGTTTATCAATTCTCAATTGAAATAAGCTATACCGAGGAGGTTTAATCAACTATGGGAAAAGTAATCCGCTACGGCCTTGGCGATTATCTCAATACCAAGCCCAAGGAGCAGACCAAGGCTTTTTCTTACATGAACAACGGTTTCACCACCCTGGACGAAAATCCGTCCGCAAAGGTTGAGACCACGCCCTTCGTGGGCGACCGCAGCGCGTCCGGCTCCATTACCGGCTACGAATGCGTGTTCCCGTTCGAATGCCAGCTGGACGATAACGAGGACGTAATCATGTTCATCTACGGCATTTCCAGGAACCAGCTCACCGGAGAGGACGCTGAAACCGACTATGTCCGCGCGGACATCTTCAATGCGGAGGAGGGCGGTAAAACCTGTCCTGCACGCCTGTTCCGCGTGGCGGTCGAGGTGACCAATGTGGCTGGCGAGGGTACGCAGATCGTGAAGATTTCCGGCAATCTGCATCAGGTGGGCGACTTTACCGAAGGCACCTTCGACGTCGAGACGAGAACCTTTACCCCCGCTGCGTCCTGATAGGGGAGGAACGCCATGCGCGCTTATACTGTCAACACCGAACCGGTGAAAATAGCGATTAACGGCCACGACTTTACCCTGCTGAAGCCGGACGCGCTGACGCAGGCGGAGATTGTGCGCTATTTGCAAAAGGCGGGCGGGCTGGAAATCAATTCCTCCGAAAGGGTGCTGGATTTCCTTCACGAAGGCTGCGCGCTGGTGGACTCCGTTCTTGGCGGCGGCGCAGCTCAGGCCATCTTTGGCAATACGCCCGTATCTCTCGCCCCTTTGCTGTCTCTGCTGATGCAGATCGCACAGGACTGCCGCGCGGCATATGTGGCCTATCTCAAAAACGAATACCTGGAGGGCTGAACAATGCAGAAATTCAGCCTTTCAAGCAAGAATAAGGCGCTCCCCGAGGCCTATACGGCTGACGGGAACGCCTTTCCCATTTATACGGATTTCCGGCGCATCCTGCGTATTCTGCGCCTGCTGGGCGATTCCGAAGTACTGGACGAGGACAAGCACATTCTTTTCCTGACGCTGTTCTTCAAAAAGGAAATCCCGCCCGATCCGCAGGCTGCCTTCGAATGGTTCATTCATTGCGGCGAGACGCGCGACGGCAACGGCGAAAAGGATTTTGACTTCGAACAGGACGCCCGCGAGATTTATGCCGGATTCATGCAGCTCTACGGCATTGATCTGATCGAGATAGATATGCATTGGTGGCGTTTTTCCATGCTTTTGGATGGACTTTTTGCAGCGGATACGCCTCTTGCGAACAAGGTGCGGCTCCGCCATATGGACGACAGCAAAGCCAAACAGAAAAACAGCCTTGCCATTGCCAAGCGCAACGCGGCCATTGGCCGCAATCTCAGCCGGGCCGATACTGCGATCGAACAGGAAATAAGAAATCGCCTGAAGGCGGGCAAGCCCATCGGCGATCTGATAGGAGGTGACGCGCATGGCTGATGGAAAACTGATATTTGACACGAGCATAGACACGTCGGGCTTTGATTCCGGCTTGACCAATCTTGGCGCCCGGGCGCAAAACACGACCGGCTCCATCGTCAAGGGCATCATCGGCTCGAACATCGTCCAGAAGGCCGGTTCAGCCGTGCTGGATTTCGCCGCCAATTCCCTCACCGCTGCCAGCGACCTGCAGGAGGTCGAAAACGTCATTCAGGTCACCTTTGGCGACAATGCGCCGTTGATTGATGCTTTTGCTAAAAAAGCGACCAACAGCTTCGGCATGACAGAGACTGCGGCGAAGCGCTATGCCGGAACCTTCGGTTCCATTCTCAAGGCGATGGGCATGACCGACGATCAGACGCTTGAAATGTCCCAAAGCCTTGTAGGTCTGGCGGCTGACCTAGCCTCGTTCTACAACCTGGATTTTGAGACAGCGTACCAAAAGCTGCGCAGCGGCCTTGTGGGCGAGACGGAACCCATGATGGACCTGGGCATTGATCTTCGCGTGGAAACGATGAAGGAGTATGCCGAGTCTCTGGGCCTCGTGTATGACGAGCTGTCCAGCACGGAACAGGCCGCCTTGCGCTACGCGGCGATCATGGACAAGACCGGCGACGTGCAGGGTGATTTCGACCGCACCAGCGGCAGTTTTGCCAATCAAATGAAGATTTTTGAGACCAACATCACCAATCTTCAAACCATGCTGGGTGAAAAGCTTCTCCCCGTGGTAAATGACGTGCTGACGTTCTTCAATAAGCTATTCAATATCGGCGACGAGGGCGAGATCACCGTCACCGACCAACTCACTGACGTCACCGAACAATTCGAAGCCTTCAACACTGCCGCTGAGGCTGCTGCCGCCAATTTTGAAACCACCGAGGCGACCATCGCCGCTCGGGCGGAGCTGGCGGAAACCTACCTGACCACCCTGGAGACGCTGGAAAGTAAGGAAATCAAGACCGACGAGGATATAGCCGCCATCAACAACGCGGTAACCGCCTTGAACACGCTCTATCCCGACCTAAAGGCGACAATGGACCCGGCGACCGGCTCCCTGAACATGAATACCGACGCCATCCGCGCGAATATCGCCGCGCTGCAGGACCTGGCGCTGAACAACCTGTTTTCCGAAAAAAGAGAGGCCGCAGCGGCCCGGTATGCGGAAGCGATTTACAACCTTGCGGCGGCAGAGGCGGCTCTCGCGGAGGCGCAGGCCCCGCTTGCGGAGATTGACCGGAAGATACAGGGTGTCGGCATGGTTTTGCAGCAGCTGGAGGACAGCGGCTATACGGAAATTGATTCCGTGGCCGGCGAGTTTGCCGAGCTGATCCCGGCGTTTGACCAGTATTTTACGGAAAATTTGGACGGCAGTTGGACGGCCATTGACCCGGCGTCGGTGAACGCGTCGGACATCATTACCAGCGCGGAAAGCGCGCTGATTGGCCTGAACGGCGAGCGCGACCTGCTGGTGGAGGGCGTTTCTGACGCCGAAGCGGCTGTGGGCGGCTACAGACAGGCGATTGACAAGGCCCTGGCCGAAATCACTGAAATCGACACGATACAGAGCCAGGTGGCGCAGTCGATGACTGCGGGCGGTGAACAGGCAGCTTCCTCGACGGCCGATGGCGTTGAGGAAAACGCCTCTGAGGTCAGCGATGCGGCAGGCGACATGATGGAGGACGCGGCGGCTCAGAACAAGCTTTCCGACTTCATGGCTGCGGGCGCGGCAGCGGCCTCGGCTTTCGCCAAGGGCCTGAAGAGCGTCAACATGCCGAAATTGAAGGTGTCTTCTTCTGTGGGCGGAACCAACAATATCGACGGCTCCCACGCATCCGGCCTGAATTACGTGCCTTACAACGACTATGTAGCCCGCCTGCATGTGGGCGAGGCAGTGTTGACCGCTTCCGAGGCCCGGGCATGGCGCAGCGGCGAAGGCGCATCCGGCGGCGAGCCTGCACCGGCGTATACCGCGCCGCACGTCACTGAAATCAACCTGGACGGCCACCGCATCGCAGAAATCCAGGGCTACAGCAACAGTGTGCAGATTGCGCTTGATAATCAAAGAATCGCGAGAGGAGTGGGCAGCAGATGAAAGCCATAGGCGGCGAAAATGTTTGGTTTTCCTTCAAGGGACGTCGGAATACCGATCCTAACCTGGACGCACGCATGTTGTCCATGCCCACGCGCCCGCATCCCGCCCGCAAGGGCAAGCATCCCGAAATTCCTGCCCGTGATGATGATCTGTGGATGGACGAAGGCGGCTACAAACGCATCAGCGTGCCTGTGCAGCTGCTGGCGCCCGACAACGACAATATCGACGAAATCAACGCCTGGCTCAGCGGCGCCGGTGATCTGATCTTTGGGGATGAGCCCGACCGGGCATACCATGCGCGAATCACCGAAGAATTCAGCCGCAGCAACCGCGCCCAGCGCCTGCGCGGGCAGGAATTCACCGTTACTTTCGACTGCGAACCCTGCCGATACAGCGCTGCGCCTGAGAACGACGTGATTAACGTGCTGGCGTCAGGCGAAAAGATCACCAATCCCGGTACGGAGGCAGCGCTTCCGCTGCTCAAGGTCAATGGCAGCGCCGCCGGTACACTGATGATCGGCCAAAACACGCTGCTGTTCTCCGCCTTTCCCGCGTCCATTTATGTGGACTGCTCCGCGAAGATAGCCTTCACCGGCGAAGATACGCCCACCGATCCCATGCTCCTTGCGACGCAGTACGTCACCGGCGAGTGGATCAGCATTGACCCGGGCGAGAACTTTGTCAGCTTCACCGGGGGGATCACGTCCGTCACCATCGTTCCGCGCTGGCGCTGGATTTAGGAGGCGAATCGTGTCTTACGCATACGTATATGATAAAAACTGCCGGGATTTTGATAATTTCGGCCTGGTGGGCGCGTTGCTGGCCTATGACGGCGTTTTCAAAGAAGTCGCCAACGGCATGTCGGAAATTTCCTTCAAACATCCACTGGACGAGCATGGACGCTATACGGCGCTGGAAGTGGGAAACCTGATTTCCGTCAGCGTGCCCGTGCGCACCACACCCGAGATTCGCGACGGCGAGATTGTGACCACGGTTGAAAAATGGTCTGTATCCGCCACGGCCACCCGGGCGCAGCGCACCATATACCGCTACGCTTCCGGCGGCGGTGCGCTGCGGGTTCTTCCGGTCGGGCTCACTCTTACTGTGGTGGGCAAATATGCCGAGGACGGCCTATACAAAGTAAAAAGCGCCTACGGCTCCGGCTGGATGTATCCGGAAGGCCTGAAGTTTGAACAGGAACAGGTCATCGCGGACAATAGCCAGAGCATTGAGAGCGTGGAGCCCGCGTGGACCATCAAGCCGCAGATCTTCCGCATTTACAGTGTGGAGAAGGAGATCGACCATGTGAACGTGGCCGCACGACACATCAGCTACGACCTGCTCTACAACCTGACCACCTACAAAAATATCGTGGCATGCAGCTGCCGCGATGCACTGAATGGAATCATGGGCGGTTGCATCGCCCCTCATGACTTTTCGGCCTATACCAACATGGTCAACACCCGCACCTACGTGGATTGGACGCGGGTCAATCCCATTTCCGCACTGCTTGATCCCGAAACCGGGCTCACCGCCCTTTACGGCGCTGCTTTGGTTCGCGATAACTGGGATCTGTACATCCTGCACGACCCCGGCCTGAATCGCGGCGTGACGGTTGAGTACGGGAAAAATATGACCGGAATCAAGTACAGCGAGGACTATGAGGGCATCGTGACGCGCATTGTGCCGGTTGGCGAAACCCAGGACGGCGAGCCGCTTTTGCTGTACGGGGAAACGCCCTGGATCGACAGTCCGAGGATCGGCGATTACCCCATTATCTACGCACAGGAACTCAAGTGCGAGGATTGCAAGATCGACGCCGAAAGCGGTGTGACGGCGGCCATAGCCTGGGCAAGGATGACTGAACAGGCGCAGGCTGTTTTTGACGGCGGCGGCGACCTTCCGAGCGTGGGAATGTCGGTTGATTTCATCAACCTTGGAGACACCGAAGAATACAAACAGTACAAAAATCTTGAACGCCTGTTCCTGTGGGACTACGCCACCGAACGGCACGGACGTCAAAATATTGACGTCACCGCCCGGGTCGTGGCCATTGAATGGGACTTTACCATTGACCGGATGATTAAGATGGAGCTTGGCTCCGTCGGCAAAACCCTGGCCAACAGCGGAATCACCACCTGGCAGATTCCGGACGGCTTTTCTGGCAGCAAGATTGCCAATCAGACCGTCGGCAACGCAGCCTTGAAGGACGCGATCATCGCCGCCAGACATCTGCAGGCCGATTCCATCAACACAAAGGCGCTGCAGGCTGAAAGTGTTACCGCCGAAAAGCTGGCGGCGGGTGCAATCACCGCCGACAAGATCGACACCGGCACACTCAATGCCGCAGCGCTCAACGCCGTGACCGCAAAAGTCGAATCCCTCACCGCGTCCGACATCGAAACGGACCGTCTCGCTGCGGCCTTGGCTGCATTCACGGTCATCACTGCCGGAACTGCGGAGTTTGACCGGGCAACGATTCAGCACCTGGTAGCGCAGGCCCTGAACCTGTCCTTCGGTACGGCTGATGAGGTTTTCATCGAGAACCTGCGCGTAGCATACGGCCAGATGGTACAGGCGACCATTGGAAATCTGGTCATCAAGGCTTCTGACGGCAAATATTACCGCATCGATGTAACGTCCGGCGGCAACGTGACCGCTACGCCGGTCAGCGTTTCCGAGGACGAAATTGATGCAGGGCAGACGGATGACGGCCGCGTGATTGTGGAGACGAATATCACTGCCGAAAGTCTGAACACGTCGAATCTGCTGGCGACCTATGCGCTGATCAACCGCATTGACGCCGCGAGGATTGATGTGGATGAACTCTTCGCCCGGGAAGCATTTATTGCAAAGTTAACCACGTCCGCGATCTACAACGACACCAGCCTGCAGATGGTCATCGGCAAATATGGCGATCTGTCCAAGTGGTTCAACTTTGACGATGAGGACGGCTTCACAATCACCAAGCCTGCCTGGACCGACAAGGACGGCGTATATCACGCAGAATCCATCTGGAAGTTCCGGGCAACCGAAACCGGCATTCAGATCATCCGCACAGACATGCCTGGTGAACCGATTCTTTCGGCAGAACGTGAGCGCGTGAACACGCCCAGTTTGCAAATCGGCGATATGCTCTGCAAAAAGACAGCCACGGGCGGCTGGGTCTGGACGGACGCATAGCGAGGTGACACTTTTGGTAATTGGATGTTCAATCAACAAAAACCCCATCGGCTGGGGCGATGGCTTTGACCTGAGCGTAAGCTTTAGACTGGAGGCGAGCGAGGCCATTGCCGCCGCCCGGGGCGGATGGGCAAAAATCAGTCTCATTCCCAACAACGGGGACGGATCCGCGGGGAAGTTCAACATAGTAAGCTCTGAAAATGTAAGTCTGTCCGCCGGAAGAATCTACAGTTTTAATTTCTCTGCCAATGTTCTCGAGAAAATGGATGTGGATCCGGAAAGTGGCCTGTCCTATGACGAAATCTTCCGACAGAGCGCTGACGTCAACTCCGGCCGAATCTTCCCGATTTTGCTGGAAGTCCGCGTCGGCGAAACTCTGACCGGAAGGGAATATTCCACGCAGCAGGGCAGCGTGAGCGATTTTCTATACCGCCGTATCGCACCGGTAATCTCCGGCGTGCGCTTTGCAGACAAGAATCCCGTCGATCCTTATGGGAAATACGACGGGTATGTATTGGGCGGCCAGTCTATTCCGGAAATTACCGGTATTGTGCAGCTTGATCCGCTGGATCCGAACCTGACGGCCAAACACAAGATCGAAATACTGACCATTGCGGAACCGGGAAGCACCGGTGCGGACCGCGAATTGATAGTTGATGCATCGGCTGGTCTTGCAGAAACTCTGCGCCCGGTACTGCCGGAACGTGTAGGGTACTCTGATGCGAATATAAACAGCGAATGCGATTGTCGATATACCGTCACCGACAGCGCCGGCAACAGCGCTGTGTGGACTGAACACATCCGATTGTACAACTACGATACGCCCCGGTTGGTTAACCTTGCCGGGTTCCCTGTGGCAGAGCGCTATATTGAGAGAGTGGGGGATGACGGCGCGGTCAGCTATCCAACCTCCGAGGACGGCGAGCAGCTGCGCGTGAGCTATGCGCTGACCGTATCGGCCATCGGCTCGACCATTCGAAATAACTGGATAATGGACGTGCGCTACGGCATCGACGGTGCGGAGAATTATACCGAAATCGCGGCAGCAAGGAACGGCAGCGACCTGGACAGCGGCGACCGGGCGCAGGACAGAACATTGCTGGAAGGCATGATCTTCCCGGCGTCGTCCAGATGGTTTGTGACCCTGATTGTTACCGATGATCTGGGCAACCGCGTACAGCTGACAGGATATACCAACAAGGCCGGAGGCTACGCCAACATCGAAAAGCATGGCGCGGCTATAGGCATGCGTACCACAGCCACTGCGGATCACAAGAAATTTGAGGTCGCCCGGGGATATGAGTCCATCTTCTACGGCGGCATTCGCGGCGTCAACATTTTGACGTCAGAGGAAGTTGACACGGGCGGCAGATGGCTCAACGGAAAGACCGTCTACGCGAAAACGCTGGTATACACCGGCGCGGCGGGTGGCACCACTTACTCACTGGAACTTCCCGAGGGCGTGGAAAGCGTGTGGCTGGACGCCGCCAACAGCTTCCACGACAATTACAACGGCACTGTTTACGGCCCAAACGCCGTGGTCAATGGAGCAGCCGTATTCCTGATCCTGCTCAGCGCTTCGGGAGCCGTGTTCAGAACCGCGCTGAGCACCGGCGGCGATTTTTACATCAGAATATTCTACACAAAGACCAGCGACGCGCCCGAGGACATAAGTTCAATCGCTCTGTACGACGCGGACGGCCTGACGGTGCAGGACGCAGACGGCAAGACTGTCGTCATGAACATGACCTATACGTCGAGATACACGGGCGCAGAGATTGACGCGGGCATTGAAAAGGCGCTGGGTCTCAGCATTGCAGATGGTACCAAGGCCGGGCTTGTGCGCGTCGGTGATAATCTGGATATCACCGCTGACGGTCTGCTGAGCGTGCTCACAGCCGACGACGCGGAAGAGGACAACACTAGGCCGATCACATCGGCGGCAGTTAATACCATCGTCGGCAACATCGATGTACTACTCGGAACGATTTAAGGAGCGTGAATAAATGAGCATTGCATCCCAGATTTCAAGAATCCAAACCGACAGAAACACCATCCGTGCCAAACTTGTGCAGCTTGGTCTGGCAGTCAGCACGGCGACATTGGACCAGTGCGCTGCGGCAATTGAAAACATCGTCAACAACGGTGCGATCAATGCCTCCATCCGTGAAGGCGAAACCTACACCATCCCGGCAGGCTATCACAACGGTGCGGGCGTCATCGCGGGCGTTGCCGGCGGCGGAAACTATACCTTGCAGGAAAAAACCGTAACGCCCACCAAAAAGCAGCAGGCGGTCACCTCCGATTCCGGCTACTACGGCCTCTCTGGCGTGACGGTTGAACCGATCCCGGAGATTTATCAGGACGTATCCGCAACCACGCTCGCTGTCGGAGAAGCGCTCACTGGAAAGATTTTTGTACTGGCTGACGGCACTGTTGCCACGGGTACGATGCCGAACAATGGCGCTGTGACGAAGAAGCTGGACGCTTCGACCGTCAAGTACACCATCGCGGCAGGTTTTCACAGCGGCACGGGTACGGTGACCATCACCCTTGAAGAAAAGAGCGTCACGCCCAGCAAGAGCGCACAGACTATCACGCCCACCAGCGGCAAGGTTCTATCCAAGGTCACCGTTGCAGCCATTCCGGCAGCCTATCAGGATGTTACTTCCGTTACGGCGGGTGCTGCGGATGTACTGGATGGCGAGATAATCGTTGATGCCGAAGGTAGAGAAATCGAAGGTACGATGCCCAACAACGGTAAGGTCGAAGCTGAGATCGACGGATTAACCACGCTGACTTATACCATCCCGGAAGGCTATCACAACGGTACCGGCACAGTAACGCTCACGGACGATATTGAAACCGCGCTTGCGGCGATATAAGGGGGGTGCGCTTATGAGCATACCCTCCCAGGTATCCCGCATTAACGGCGCAGTATCGTCGCAGGCCGCATTGATCGTACAGATCGCCGAGCGCCTTGTGGAGCTTGGCTATACATACACCGCGCCTGCGGATGCGGGAACACCCCTCGAGATTAACACGCCGAGACTTCGGGCGATCCTCGCCGCACTGGAGTCTAAACCTGCGTATGCAACATTTATCGACAGCAACGGTCTCGTCTTTATGACTGCCGATGGCAAGACCTTTATGGTAAAGGAGGGATGAACGTGGCAGAATATAAATCGCAATACACGGGCGAGCAGATTGACGCGGGCATTAACGCCGCGAATAATGCAGCTGCAAAAAACGCGCTGCATTCCCTGCTTATCCCTATTCTGCGTGCAGGAATTTTTGAGGATAATCAGGCTGACAATATCCGAGCGCTGGAACAATACCTATATACAGGCGCAGCAATTCCGGCTGAGAGCATCGCATTGTCAGAAGACTTCATCAACATTTCTGCGGGTTTATCAAAAACTCTTACGGCAACAGTGCAGCCCCCGAACACCACTGACGTGGTGACATGGAGTTCTTCGAACGAAAACGTTGCAACGGTACAGGGCGGCGTTATCACGCCCGTAGGCGATGGCATTTGCGAGATTTCGGCACAGGCTGGTGAACATACTGTTGTGTGTCATGCGAACGTTCGCATGAAAAATATCATCATCAACGATGGGGCTGGCGCTGCAGTTGGCATGGTTGACAGAAAACCGACCGCTGACCAATACAGCAGGATTGCATACGTCGCTGAATCGCCAACCAGAGCGGTTCTAAATCCTCTTGCGTATTACATTACGCCAGGTAAGAACTACAAGATATGGCTTACGGATACTTCAGATTATTATCTTGGTTATTATTTACTCGCGCAAGACGGCACGCGGCTAGACTTTAACTACACAAACGGCATCTCTAAGGTATTTTACATGGACTTTGAGGAGACGCTCGATGCCGGTTGGCAGTACAATGGTATGCCCGCAGAATTTACGGCCGGAGATACGACAAATCTGATCGCACCGATATTCTGCAGGAAAGACAATGCGGCGATCACTGAAGACGATCTTGATATCTTGAGGAGAATTGCGATGATAGAGGAGGTGCGGACATGATATTTAACGGCAACGGAGAACAATTGTCCGCCTTTGGCGCAGAAAAGCTTGATCTTATGCGCAGCATCATCGTTGAGCATGGCAGGCTGCACAACTCCAGCTATGTGTTTGCGCGAATCCCGTATGTCACATACGGTGGGCGGTCTGTGCGCCCGAAGGTTAGGCTGACATCCGTTGATGGTTCCATTGATGGGCTCAAGTATTCTACCCTTGATTATGCACGACGAGAGAATACGGTGTTTGCGATGACTGCGGGCCTTTTTAACGTGGCGACCTCAATACCGCTTGGGCAGACAATCATTGACGGCGTGTCGATTGTAAACGAGAAGCATCCGCAGGGCGCGAACGGTGAGACGATCAGCGACACGGAGTGTTATCCTTTGTGCGTAGATAGTGACGGTATTCTTTCCGCATCATACCCGAATACCGTTGACACGGCAACGATGATCGCGGACGGCATTGTTCAAGCTTGCTCCGGTTGGATTCGGTTGGTAGAAAATTATGCGGTCGATACGGCGGAAATCGCAACGGAACTCGTCCACCCGTACAAGTATGTTAAGACGGCTATTGGTCAGTTCGAAAATGGCGACTATGCGGCTTTCACTTGTGCGTGGACGGGATATGAGATCGAATCTCCGAACGATGGCATGACATATACCGAGGTTGCGCAATTTTTTGTTGATAGAGGTGCAAAGTTTGCCTATGCCCTTGACGGTGGCGGAAGTGCGCAGATGGTTCTTGGAAAGAATCAGCTTAACCCGATATACGAGGGAACGACAGGCAGACGCATTCCGGCAGTTATTGTTTTTGAGACGGTTTAATACCAAGGCCACACCCACTCGGTGTGGCTTTCGCATTGCGACAAACGAAAGGAGACATACATCATGGCAGTAAAGATCGGACACGCTTCTATCTCTGAAAAAGGCACGAAATACGGCAAGGTGGGCGACCAGACCGGTCGGGAGGTCGCCACCCGCAGCTGGTACGACAAGGGTTGGGACTGCGTGCTGCGCCCGGTATCGCCCTACGTGGCGGACGCATCCGCGAAGTATGTGGAGGAGGCCTGCGCAAACAACAACGTCGGCTACGACCAGGGCAGCAGCACCACCACCGGCCGCAACAGCCTGCGCACCCGTTCTATTGAAGTGGGCTGGAGCGTCAAAAAGATCACTACGCCCTGCAACTGCGACTGTTCCTCCCTCATGGCGGCGGCAGCCGAGGCGGCGAGCGTGAACATCTACCCCCAGTACAATAAGGGCAATGCCCCGGCCACCAGCACCATGCGCGCGAAATTCAAGGCGACGGGTGAATATAAGGTGCTAACCGATAAGAAGTACACCGACAGCGACAAATACCTCATGCGCGGCGACATTCTGCTGCGTGCAGGTAGCCACACGGCTATGGTGCTGACCAACGGCACGCTGGCGGGCGCCGCAGAGATCGCCCCCGAAAACATCAAGCTGGGCATGCGCATCCTGAAGAACGGCCACAGTGGCGACGATGTGCAGGAGCTGCAGAAGCTGCTGATTCAGCTGGCGAAGGAGACCGGCGACGACGGCTATCTTGTGGGCAGCTGGGGCGCGGACGGCGATTTCGGCGACGCCACCGAGCTGGCCGTGCGCTATTTCCAGAAAAAGGCAGGCGTGGGAGTGGACGGCCAGGTTGGTCCGATCACCCTCAATGCGCTGTACGCCGCCCTGGACGCGAATCCCGATAGTGAGGACGATCCCAAGGCGCAGAGCGTGCGCATCGTGGACGGCAACTGCTGGGTTCGTGCAGAGCCGAAGGTTTCCGACGGCAACGAATTGGGCGTAGCAAAGAAAGGCGCGGTTCTCAAGTACCTGGGCGAGACCGCCGAAAACGGCTGGCGCAAGGTGGAGTTTGAGGGCAGGGAAGGCTGGGTGTCCCCGAAGTACAGCAGGCTGGAGGGCTGATCGACATGCATCTTTCGGATATCGTCGTGCTCATCGGAGAGATCGGCGTGCTACTGGGCGTAATAATCCCGGTGATCGTCTGGATTCGCAAAATCGCAAATGGCCAGCGCTGCCAGCTGCGCAGTGAAATGCTGCGCATCTACTACCATAACCGGGAAAGGGAACGCATCCGCCAGTACGAGTATGAGAATTTCGTTATGCTCTACGAAGCATACAAGGCCCTGAAGGGCAATTCATTCATCGACAAGATCTACAAGGAGATACAGGAACTTGAGATC